TGACTGAGAATGTTTTTCTTTTAACAAAAGAAATTTATCTTTAAGCACACCATTCATGCGTGAAAAGATTTGAATATCTAACAAGTCTTCAATGATAGAACGTCTGTCACTAGCAGACAACTGCATGAATGGAGTAAACGATGCTGAACCCAAAACAACAATTTGAGTAAACGATTTGTAATTGAGTTTGAGAATGAATTTCTCTAGATGTTCTTGGTAGTCTTTGACTGCGGCATCTTGATTGACTAAGTGTCCGTTGCAGTAAATCTCAAAGATATTTGGTTTGATGCCACGCACAATCTTGTATGATTTGTTGCCAGTATCAAATTCAATTTCAACAACTGAATCTTTTCCATTGATAGTATTTACAAGTTGTCCTTTGTTGATACTACGAAATGGTTTGCCAAATAATACAAACGTCAATGCATCAAGCATAGTTGATTTGCCTGAACCATTAGAACCAACAATCAATGTAGTATTGTCGTTGTCTAACTTAAGTTCAGTAAAAAAGTTGCCAGTGCTTAGGAAGTTCTTCCAACGTAAATTGCGAAAAATTATCATTCAATGTTTTCTGTAGATAGTGCCTCAACATAAAGTTCACGCATCAATGTTTTAAGTTTATTTGGATCATTGATACTCAAACTTTGTGCATCAATAAATTTAGATAGAATTGACATAGTGTCTTCTGCTTGATTAACAATGTCTTCATCTTCTTCTGTCTCACTAAATTCTGTAAAATCTTCAACGATTGTAACATCCACTGGACCTACTTTATATATTTCATCAACTAACTTTTCAAATAAGTATGGGTCTTGTTTATTGACAACAACAACTTTCACATAAGCATTTGCATACTTAGAAAAATCCATTGTATTCAAGTCTTCAATTTTTATACTGTTATCATCATAGTGTATCTTATGAAACATTTTATTAGGATTGTTTACATATTCAACATTCATATCATCAGTATCTAAGATAGCAAATTTCTTCTGGTCTTGATAGTCTGACCAAAAGAGTTCATACGGAGTTCCCACATACGTAATACTATCATGTTCCGAGAACGTATGATAATGTCCGCTGAACACTCTATTATAGTTGCTTAGAAACTTATAGTCAATCCCATCATGGCTATCTACGCCTCTCGACAATGGAAATCCAGAAAGTTCAAAATGTCCCATGCACAATGGAGATGTACTGTTCTTAATGAAGTCAAACGTTTCTGCTTCATTGCTTTTACAAATCCACGGTATCATATCAATTTTAATTCCATCGACCTCTAACGTGCCATGATTTTGCCACAAGCGAATATTATGATAGTCACGCAACAGCAAGTCTGGCGAATTAACTTCAAGACTTTCTTTCCAAAAGATATCGTGATTACCAATCAATGCATGAAGTGTGATACCCTCTTCGACACATCTGTCAAAAAAGTATCTACGACTTTCCATGAGTGAATGAAAGTTGATGTACTTACGTCTATCAAATAAATCACCGAGTTGAATGATGGTACGAATTCTTCTTTCCGCTAACTCTGGAAAGAATGTTTCATCATAAAATTTTTCATAGTAAGCATGAAACGCTTTGGAGTCATTTCTAACACCAAAATGCGTATCACCTAATAGACATATTCTCATACTTTCTTCGCCCTTGATTGTTCGTTGTTGCGCCTAAAGACTTATTGATTATATCACGAATCGCTGTCAAATGCAAGACGGCAGTTGCTCTTAAGTCTTGCGGCGAACGTTTATTTTCAACAATCTTTAACCAATTTTCAAGTTGGGCTGGAATGGGAGTTTGCATCATTGATCTCCAAAAATTCATCGAACACGGTATTACCAGTAGACTTTTTCTTTCTAGGCTTTGCACTGGCAATCTTCTTTTCTTTATTTGCTTCGAATGCATTGATAAAATCACTAATGAATTCTTCGCTATAAGAATCGTGAAGCACACCATTGAGTCCAGCATTCACATATTCTTCGCCATTGTTTTCAACAAGTGCGGTAATAATTAAATTGTCCATACTCTTGTACTTGATGTACAAATGTTTTTTCTCTTTTTGAATTCTTCGCAAGAATGCATAGTAAATGATTTGGGTAAAGTATGCAAATGGATTCTTAGACTTCTCAGGGTCAAAGTTATCAATGTATAGTAGACAATTTTCAATACCATCAGAGACCATGTCTTCTTTGAATGTGTAGTTTGCAAAGTTTGGTTTACGTGCCAAGTGCGTTGCAATCTTAAATAAGCATTCACCGATGTACTCTGGCACTCTAGGGCGTTCGCCATTTGATTCTTTTGCTTCTTTAACAGCCGCACGAAAGACAACCATCTTTTCTAAAAAATGTTCATTGTTTACGTAGTGTTTTACTTTTGTTGCTGGTATGGCAGTAGTGTTCATAATTTACCTCAATTTGTTGACAATCACTTGACAATAGTGTATTATTACTGTGTCCCCTTTGATAAAGACTTAGTTAATGTATAGTCTGTGTGTTAGCACATACAATAGCTAATGATCTCATCCTCTCTATCTCTTCCCTTACTTTCTCTTCAGAATCAAACTCTTCGTTAAGAGTATCAAACGCTTTATTCCTGTTCTGCAGGACAATGTTTTCTTCTTGTTCTCCATCCTCAAATTGATTGTACAATTCGGTATAGACTTCCAATACATCATCCGTTGCTTCCGACACCGAAACAATGCTTTGTTTAAATATTCTAGATGGTATAGTAAAATTAATTAATGGATCCCATTTCATCATAGACATATGAAATGTGTTCTCTTCTAATACTTTCGGAACAATAACAACTCTCATTGGTCTGTGAATCTCAATGAAACCTTTGCTCTCTTCAACGATGTTACCTATAACAGTATCACCGCTTGTTAGTTTAATTATTTTGCAAAGCATTATTCTTCCTTTAAATTTAATGTGTAGATTTTATATTCAAACTTTTCATCGTTGTAAATTTTCATTCGTTCAATAAAATGTTCTAATGTAAAATTCTTTCTACTCTTATATGTCATGTCATCTGATATGTCATAAAGAATAGCTTCTTTTTTATTATCACCCAAACGCAATCCTCGACCAATAGACTGTAGTGTTCTAATCTTACTCTTGCTTGGTGAAGCAAAAATAACATTGTGTAGATTACGAATGTTAATACCAGTAGAGAATGTTCCATACGATGCTACGATGATTGCATTTTCTTCTTCTTCAGTAATTCTACGAACTTCTTCTCGCTCATCTACTCCAACAGCACCATGAATAAAGAATACAGGTCTATTTTCTTCTACTGCGTCCTTAATCATATTATACAGTATTCTGCCGTGCTTGTCAACAAATTGATACAGCAGAAGAGTGTTACCTTCTAAACTCATAGTTAGATTTCTAATGAATCTATTACGTGACGGCTTACTTATAATATAATTTATTTCATCTTGATACTTAAAATTCTTACCTAGCTTACATGATTCTTCGTTGTGCTTAAGCACCAATGCTTTAATTCTAAACTTCGCTAATCGTCCGGAGTCAATCAATTCTTTTGTTGTCGTAATCTGTTTGACTTTACCGAATAAACCTTCTAAGACTAATCTGTGTGTCTGTGTGCCATCTAGCGTACCTGTAAGTCCAAATCTGTATTTGCACTCTGTTAGTTTTGTTAAAATTGATATCAACGACTTTGCTTTAAACAAATGCGCTTCATCTCCAACAACTAATTCGAATTCATCAAACCATTCTTTTGGCATCTTGTAAATTGACTGCCATGTAGATATGACAATGGGGCAATCAGTTTCTTTGCTTGCACCTGACATAATCTGATGTATGTATTTATCACTTTCAAATCCATAGTCTGCAAAGTCTTTGTATAACTGTGCAACAAGTGATATAGTAGGAACAATGATGAGAGTTTTACAATTTAAATATCTCGCAATGAGATATATGATAAGCGACTTGCCAGATGCTGTTGGTGATACCAATAGATTTCTTCTACTACGTACTGCATGAATGAATGCATCTATTTGATAGTCTCTTACTTCAAATGGTATGCCTAGAGTATCAATAAAGTCTTTTGCTTCTGCTACAGAGAATTCATCATACGTTTCTACTGATTCATCAAACTCAATTGTGTAGTCACGTTCTTTAGCAAATTTCTCTAAGTACGGAATCAAACCATAATAGATTTGTCTGTTCTGAGAATTGAATAGACGTATTTTTCCATCCCACACTTTGTTTCTAAATGCAGGCATGAATTTATAACCGGGAACGTAGAATGTGAAGTATTCATTCAACTCCATTGCATCGGAGTTCTCACACTTGATGTGTGCGTAGACTTCATCTACTTTTGATATATAAAGTTTATTGTACACCTTGCGTAAACTTCTTCCATTCTATAGCGTTCTTAATCTGAAAAT